GACGCCCATCGTTGCTGAACCAGTCGTGTCGTCCCAGCCCTCTAAGACGAGGGTGGGCATGGCGGCGATGTGGAGGGCGTGGATTAGGTCGGCTTGGCGTTGATAGTGCGTGATATTCAGGTTGGCAATGTCCAGTAGCGGGGGCTGGGAGATCAGGGCACCACGCCGATTGCTGTAAATCGGGACAAGGGGAATTTCGTCGAGGCTGTAGCCGCCGGTTTCGGTGAGTTCAACGGTTTCGGTGCCCCGTCCCAGGGTGTAAAGGTCGTAGCGGCCTGGGTAGATGACGCGCATCTCCTCGACTTGTTCTTCGCCAAATTCGTTTAGTGGGCGGACGTCGTAGTCATGGATGCGGACTTGGAGAAGGCGGTTGGTGACGGATTCCTTGCGCCAGCCCCAGATTTGAGGTGCGTCGACGTGGACAAAGTACGGGCGGCGGCCTTGGGCGCGTTCTTCAGCAAGATTTCGTGCTCCCATTGCTGCGGGGTAGTCCACCAAAATTGCGCTGTGGCCATAGGTCAGGCTGCTTACCAGTGCGCGACGGGCGTATTCGTTGATGTTTGAGCCAAGGCCGTCGATGTTTTGCGCAATGTCCAGCCAGTAAGGGTCGCCTTCAATGTGGATGGGCTTACGCAAAATGGCGCCAGCGGCGGTTTCGATTAGGCGGCTGGTGTAGGGACTTAGGACGCTGCGGTCGACGCGGGTTTGGTACGCGTCGTCGTCTTCTCGCGGTTCTTGCGGGAGATATGTCTCGCACATATCTCGTAAATAGCTAGTGCCCTTGGTGACCGCAGCCATGACGCTCCAGTCGGCCATCATTGCGATGACGTCCAAGCTGCGGACAAAGGGGGATTCGCTGACTACAGCTCCAGTTGGTGGGATGTTGGCGCTGTAGACCACGGCTTGACTCCTACTTTGTACTTATTTTGGCAGGTTTAGTCGTCGTCTTCCTCTTCGTCGTCGGGATCGTTGATGGGCACCAGTACTTCGATGCCTTGGGCGAGCATGGAGACAAAGCCACCGAGGATTTCGGGGTTTTGAGGTGACTTAAAGACGAATGTTGCGTGGGTGAGGCCGTCTTCAGCATCAATTTCGATGTGAACACAGCCTCCGTTGACGGTTTGGATGGCCATTAACCGTGATAAGCGACGGCGATGATGGGAATAACGCTAGGTGTACCAGAGCTGATTGATGCAATACGCATACGCACGCGATGTGCGGGTTTTCCTGTGTAGAAGTAGGCAAATTGGCCGTTGGAGTTGATTGTTTTGCTGGTATCTAGTTCGAAATAAGTGCCTCCGCCGTTGTAAGAAGCCTCGAATACCAAGCTGAAGTTGGCTCCGCCGGTTACTACGGCAGCAAAAGTGAACTCGCTGGAGTCGGCGTGAATCTCGAACGAGTCGTTTACGGCGGTTAAAGGTGTCGACTGGTAGTGCTCTACCAGGTTGGTGCCACGAGTTACGGTGAGGGCCATGGCTACTTCTTACGTTTTTTGGCTGTTTTGGCGGCTGCTTTGAAGGCAGCGGCGGTGGGGGCACCCTTAGTGCCAGGTTTGCGCATTTTTTCGCCGCTTCCGGCAGCGATGCGCTTGCGTTTTGCCTGGATATTGGCGTAGAGGCCGCGTTTTGCCATTACTTTTTCCTCTTTTTGCGGGTCATACCAGCCTCGGACAGGGCAATGGCGATTGCCTGCTTGCGGTTGGTTACTTTTTTGCCCGAGCTGGACTTAAGTGCGCCTGTTTTATATTCAGACATCACTTTTTCGACCTTTTTTTGGCCTTTGGTGGGCTTTTTTGCCGCCATAGTGTGCCAGCAGGAAGTGTTACCACACACGATAGTTGGTCTTGCCGAGGTTCTCTGGTTTGGCAAGGTTGAAGGTTTGCAGGCAGAGGTAGCCCAAAGCGTCGAAAGCGTGGTCTACGCCTAGGTTTTTGTTGGGGAGGCCGGTGCCGGGGGCATAAGTCAAGGTGCGGAGGGATTTGATCAGTTCTTTGCACTTGGGGTGGATGAAGAGGCGGCGCGTTCCAGAGGCATCTAAAAGGGCGGTGTTGACGCAGGTGATCTTGTCGCGGATCTTCCAGGGGTTGCGGGGGCTGGATACCGTGAAGCCGGATTTGCGCAGGATGTTGTGGTCGGTCGCTCCAACGCCGCTGGTTTTGCGGGCGCCGCCCGTGGGGTCCGGGCAGGCGATGATGCGGCGCTCCACGCCGTAGCGGGATTGGATTTCTTCGCAGAGATCCCAGGTGGTGGCGCCGCCGGTCATGATGATTTCGTCGAAGACCCAGAGCACGTCGCCTTTTTTGACGGCGCAGACGGCGCTCATTGGATCGACGTTGAAATCGACCCCAATGAGGAGTGGGAGGACGGGCAGGTCCTGGACGCTCTTTTCGATGTTCTCGTCGCTGAAGCTGATGGCGACGAGGCCGCTTAGGTTCTCGAAGCTTGCTTCGAATTCTTGGCGGAAGGTGCGGGGGTCAAGTTGGGCGCGGGCGGCTTCGATTTCTTCCGGCGGGACGTTATCGCCGTCAATCGTCGTGAATTGCCAGCGGCTCCAGTCCGCATCGCCGCTATCCGCGTATTGCCATAGTTCGTAGAACCAGCTGGCGGTGCCGTCGGGCGTGGAGATGAATAATGCCCAGCCTTGTTTGTCGGCCAAGGCGGGGCGAATCACCTCGAACCAGACTTCGCTGTCCATAAAGGCGGCTTCGTCCAGCACCACGCCAGCCAAACTGCGGCCTCGGAGGGCCATCGCGTTTTCTGTGCCCTTTAGTTCGATGGTGGAGCCGTTCACCAGCTCAATCTTGAGGTCGGTCTCGTTTTTGCTCTTGATCCACGCTTTTGGGACCAGTTTTTTCATCACCTTCCAGGCGATGTCCTTCGCCATCCGGTATGTAGGGGCCGCGTAAAAGAAAGTTTCGCCCGGCTTTTCGATCGCCCCACGCAATAATTCGATGCATGAGAGGTAGCTTTTTCCAAAGCGGCGACCTGCTACCAGCACTCTGAAGCGTTTGCGGCTACCGAAGACCTGACCCTGGGCGTAACGAAGGGTGAGTGCTCCAGCAGATTCGGGCATTTTTATGTAGGAGGGTACCTTCTAGGGTATTACAGGAATTGAACCCCTGCCCCCGGTGTGTAACAGAGAAGGGAATTGAGGATATGTCAGTAGGTTCCCTGGAGGTTGAACCCCGCGCAAAAAAGCCGGAGGTCGCCCCCCGGCCTGGCGTTGGTGCTGTTGTACTACAGCAGCACCCAGATAGTGAGCACAGCGAGAGCAGCGAACAGGATCCGTTGTTCTTGCTGTAGGCGGCTGATGGTGGCGGCCTGGGCATCGGTCAGCTCCAGCGAGGCGGAGATGATCTCGGCTTTGCTGGCGCGTTCGGTGATGGTCTGCATGGCGTGATGTGCCTATGTGCTCTCGTATTGTAGGACAGCAGAGCAGCCGCAGTGGCTGATACTGTCACATACAGTAACGTAGTGCAGCCGTACTAGCGGCCTAGCACCAGCAGCCGGCACTCAGCCGGGCCGCGGCCGGTAGCCTCGCAGCGTGCCAGCTGGCGGCTGTTGTCGGCGCCCATAGCGAGGACACCAGCGCCGATCAGTAGGACGGCGATCAGGTGGAAGCGGGTCATGGGAAGCTTGGTGTGCTTGCTCCCTATTGTTGCACAGAAGCAGCGCCAGTGCAAGGCCGGGGCCGTGAGTCTCATGCGTCGCGCCGCTTGTCATCCACGGTGATAAACAGTTGCGGAACTTGTGCCGCTTGTTGTTCTACACCAGCTTCGTTAACTACCTTGCCCAAACTGTCAAGAACTTGCGCGGCAGTTTGTAACTGCCCCTTGCGGATTGCAGCGTTAAACAATTTGGCACGCATTGTTTGCAATCTTGCGAGCATGTTTTCCCTATCCCTTGCCCAGTCTTCCTTGTTCCAGCTGTTGACAACTTCCCAGTCACGCCAAGCTGTTGCCACAGAGATGCCCTCACGTTCCGCGTGTTCTAGAACCAGCTGGCGAGCAGTAAGCCCTTCTAACTGCCGCCGATATAGTCTCTGCTGGCGTTGTTCGATGTAGGCGTTAGGGTTCCGCTTGCCGTAGGGTCGCGGTGTATTTTCTACATTCTTCGCCGACACTTCCGGCGCTTCGGTGTTAGCTTCCGGATTGTCCGACATTGTTGGATTCTGCGGCCGTGTGGTTTAATAATAGCGCCACCACTGCGTCACAATAAAAAAGCACCGCCTAAGCGGTGCCGTGAGCCGAGCGCAAGCGAGGCTCAGCAGAACGTAAACACGTATCCTTCTGCTGTACTGGCTTTGCTGATGAGGCTGTAAGCAGGCGCACCGTTGAGACTGCTCAACTGCTGCATCCAAGCCACAGCAGCGGCCACGTGGTTCTGACCGGTGGTGAGCGAATGGCGCCAGCTGTAGGCTTTGCTGCCCTTGCGGCTACCGACAAACGACACCAGCACGCGGGAACCCTTGGTGTTGGTGGGTCCGGCATAGCGGGTCTCAACTGTCCAGCAGTAGCCGGTCGTAGCGTCGAGCTCGCGTATGTCGAGCATGGAGAGCTCGCTATTGGCCGGGATGCTCCAGCCGTTACGGGATGCAGGGGTGAGAATCATTGTTCGAGCCTATGGGTTGGGCTTGTGTGTGAGTGTAGAACCGGATCCGGCCCGGCGTCAATACAGGGAGCGCCAGCCAAGAAGACGGCAAACCCTGAGCCAGCTGGCGTCAGTGATCCAATCCGGCCGATGCACCGAAGCGGTAACGCTTAGGGCACCCTCTCCTGCCAGATCACGCCAGAAGGGGGAAAGCCAGAAGTCTGACTGCGGATCAAGCGTCACCCAACGTGGCACGGTGTCGCCGTCACCCTCCACGTAGCAACCTGCCAGCTTATCGGTAAGGTCGCGCAAGTCCCACACGCTTTCGTGGTATTCATCACAAGGGCAGCCGTTCCAGCTGAGCCAGCCGCGATCAGCAAGGTCTCCCTGTTCGGCTGATTCTGCCGTAACGGTTTCGTAGGTAACGCGGAAGGTTCCGCGTGGTTCGGTGGTTCTGATCAGGGCCATGGGTGAGCCTCGGGTGGACTTCCCCACAATACTACATCAGAGCCAGCAGGCCAGCCTTGCTACCCGTGGTAGTGTTAGAGGGTACCCTCACCCATAGGGCATGTTCACCAGCCAGAAAGAACGACAACAGCTCGCCCGTGATCAGCGCGAGCAAGAACGGGAGATGACGCGCCAGGAGAAACGGGCACTTCGCGACCTCCGGTATTGCGCCGAACGTTCCACGCTCTCGGAGATTGAGTGGCGCGACCTGATGCGACTGCACCAGTTGCACGGCAAGGAAGGTATCCGCGAGTTGTGGGAATCCGTGATCCCCTACTGGAATCAGTGCCAACGGCTAAACGGCGGCGAGCAGTGCCCCAGTGATCTGGCGCCCACCGGTTTGAAATTAAGTGCAGAAAAATCGCGCACACGGCCGACGACACGCAAGCCACCAGGGGCACCACGCAAGCCACGCGCCGATGCCGGCAAACCTCGCGCCAGCTACAAAAACCGCAAACCTCAAACCGCAAAGCCATGATCGGCCCCAGTGAGCTTCAAGCAAACGATCACGTCAGCAAGCTGCGCACGCGTTGCCTGCTACCGATCAAGCCCCAAACCCGCACGGAGTGGCTGGCAGAGCACCGGCACAAGCCCGAGTTGTGGCGTTATAAGTTTGCCCCACCCCCACAGGATTGAACCGCTAGCGGCTCCCACCATGGGAGCCTTTCCTTTTGCCTTGGCTTGAGAATGATTCTCATTCCCCTTCTCGGTGAGACTCATGAGACGCGCCACGAGACAGTCGTGGGGCTAAGCGCCAGCAGACCTCCCACCATGAGAGGAAGTATTAGCAGGATCGCCAATAAATACCAAGTATTGGCATTATGAATGGCCGAAACAATACATGAATGGCCGAAACAATACATGAATGGCCTTGAATGGCGTTCCAGTGGATGAATTTTAAGCCGTATGAATGGCCCCTTGAATAGCATCGAAGTATCTGTGACAACGTTCCATGAATGACTGTTCTGCCTGTTCCAGTTCTGCTGCATCCATGTAGTGGACATTAGGGGTGCCGCAGCGGCGTGCCAGCACAATAACGGCGCCGGATGCTTTTAAGCCGGTTAAATGTTTGAGTCCCAGTGAATACGCTCCACACTGGTCGATGTATGAATGACCGCTGGGAAGCCTGTCGTCGCGGTCGGTTTTACGCCCCACGCTGGTTTTCCAGTCGACAACATGAATGCCTTGTTTACCTTTTATGGTGAGCAGGGCGTCTGCTGTTCCAGCAAATCCTGCGGGGTGGTGAATGGAAAATTCTGAGGCAAAAATCTCGGTTACGTTGTCAGCGATCCAGTCAGATAGTGATCGAGCGTAACCTTTTGCACTGAATCCTACGGGTGGAACATTGGGGCGTACCCTTTTGAGTGCCCATTGTGTGATGGGGGTAGGAATACGCGCCAGTCCTTGTTCGTCCCAGCGGATAGAGTTCCGCTTGTTTGCTGTTGAACGGGCTAATTGCATTGAAGTTTTTAATAAATACTCTGCTTGATTGTGGGCCATGTTGCCTCTATTTGCTGCAACATTTCGTTGGCAGGTAGCTTCTACTTCCCCAAGGCGAGCAACCCAGCGTTCCAGTCCGGATGTGTCGCTTGTTTCCTTTAGTACACGAGTTACTGAGTGGTAAACGTTACCGTTGATGTCCCGGTAAATCCTGCCGCCGGGGTCGGATTCGTCATCGCGTTCCAGCTTCCAACGCCTTAATCCAGCAAGTGTGTCTTGTGTATTAGGCATTTGGATAGTTTTTCCCATAACTACTATACCACTGCAAATTCACCGTAAAGCTCAGCAGCGGCCTTTTTGTATGCGGCGTGGGCTTCCTCTGGGGTTGCGTAACTTCCCAAAGGGACCCATTTCAGATCCACTCGGATCCTCGCGTACCAGCGGTTTCCGGTCTTTATGTAGCCCTTTGCGGCTCTGTTGTGTCTGTTTTGTGTACCAGTAGCTAGACGTAAATTCCAGTGTCTGTTGTCGTGCTTGATCCGATTTATATGGTCAATGTGCATGGCACCGGGATCTTCGCTTGTTACCCACTTCCAAACAATTCTGTGGTTTGTGTAGTTGCGTTGCTTCCAGCAGATCTCGTAGTACCCACGGGGCTTTAAGCACCCCGCCACATCACCGACGTGTACGCGTCGGCCGGCGTTAATGCGCCAAACAAGCTCTCCCGTTAAAGGCTTGTAGTCAAATAGCTCCCACAGCTCTTCAGCAGCCGGTAGGGCCTTGTAAGCTCGTGCCATCGCCTATTGCAGGTAGGTGGTCGGGGGCAGGGTGTTCGAAGCACCGCTGCCCCACCATTTTACCTATCAGGCAGGCTTGAACGGGTTCGCACCTGTGAGCAAGCGCGAGATGTCGAAGCCCTCAGCTTTGGCTTCAATCCAGGCGGAATCAATATGTTCCTGCGAACCACGCTTGCGGGGTACGGGGCGGACGGTGTACTCGGTGGTGAGGCCCGAGCCTTTTTTGCCGATGGTGAAGTCCCACTCCAGCAGGTTTTCGTAGTCCTCCATTTGGGAGATCTGGTCGATTTCTTTGAGGATCGACTTTTGGGTGATCTGCAGGACTTGGACTTTGCCGGATTCGTAGTTGTAGACCGGGCAGGCGATGGCAAATTTCACGTCTGCGGTGCCGGGGCCGCCGCGTCCTTCGCGGGGTTCGAAGTCGCCCATCTCGGCAACCACGTCCTCATAGGTGGGCTCGAAGTCGAAGCGGAAGGGCTTGTTAGCGCCGTTGGCAGCGCCCCAGCACTCGTAGAACTCCAGAGGTTCGTCAGTGAGTAGGGCGAAGCGGACGCTGCCTCCGTCGGGCAGTTTGCTGAGGCTGAGGTAGCCGCCGCCTGTGGCATTAGAGGTGACTGCTGCGGAGGCGCTTTTGGAAAGGAATCCCATGGATTTGGTGCTTTTGGATGGTCGCCCAAGGGCAACGTGTATGACAATAGCAGATGTTTGACAGGATGGCTACCATGAGAAAACGCCCCACGGCCAGAAGGCTGTGAGGCGTGTAACCGATTCTCGTGTGTGAGTCTAACATGTCGCAAAGTAAGACGCAGGAGCTGCTGGCTTTTGTGCGCCAGCTGCCTGCAGGGATTGCCTACGCGCCGATTTATGCCAAGGGCAAGGCGATCCAGTCCGGCAAGATCAGCAAGGGCAAAACGCCGTTGGAGCGCAGTCATCACACGGTGATGGCGCCTTCGGATGTGGCGCTGCAGATCGAGCGCAAGCCTGAGGTGTTCCAGGCGGTGGGTGCCTTTACTGGCGCTCGCAGTGGCGGGCTTGTGATCCTTGACGTGGATCGCAATCTCAGCCGGCTCAAAAAGAAGTGGGGTGACTCGCTGGAGGGTGCTCCAGTCATCACTTCGACCAAGCAAAACGCAGCCAAGTATCTGTTCCGCGTTCCTGAGGCGCTGTGGGCCTCGGTGAAGGGTTTTGGGCTGAGTGATACCGGCGCTGGGTATGAGGTGCTCTGGGGCCGTCAGGGGCTCCTCTACGGGGCTTATCCGGGCTCGAGTGATGGGAAGGCTCCAGCAGGCCATTACGGCTTTGAAGGCGACTTGGAGGCGATCCCGGAGGCGCCTGAATGGTTGCTGGCGGAAATGCGCGATGCCGCCGGTAAGGATGTGCAGGATGGCGGCTTCATCAAAAACCGCAAGGCGCTGGATTTCTCGGATCGAGAACCAGCTGAGGTGGCTGAGATTATCCAGTCGGCACTGCGGGTGATTCCGGGCCAGGGCAGTGGCAGCCGCGATCACTGGGTGAAGGTGGGGATGGCGATCCACTCGGAGTTGCCGACTGACCTTGGTTTGACGCTTTGGTCGGCTTGGTCTGCAGAAGACCCCGAATTTTCACAGGATTGGGCGGACGGCAATCCCTGTGAAGAGGTTTGGAAGTCCTTTCGGAAGGGGCCGGTGAGCCTTGGCTCGCTGTTCTGGCTGGCGGACCAGCAGATGCCGGGGCGGCTGTGGCTTTCGGAGGATTTGCGGAAGGTTGTTGAGGAGGTTGAGGCCGATAACGTCACCCGGATTCGGCAGGTCGTCATCACCTATGCCGAGGTGATCCGCAGGGCGAAGGAGATCCAGGAGATCCAGAACCCGGCTGAGGCGGCGCACGCCATGAACGTGTTGGCGTTGGAGGCTGGATACCGTGACGCTGGGGCGCTGGAGCGGTTGCTGATCGCCCAGATGCAGTTCGAGCAGCAGGACGACGAGATGACGTTGAACCGGCTGCTGGAGAAGGATCTGAAGTTTGAGTACCTGATCCCGGATCTGCTGCCTTGTCCAGGCACCGTGATGATCCACGGCGCTGGTGGTGATGGCAAATCCATGTCCGCCTGGACCATCGCTAAGCACGTTGCGCGGGGGATTCCGTTCTCCGTGCGGGGGGATCTTGTTCCAGTGCAGCAGGGGCCGGTGCTGATCCTCAACGGTGATCAGAGCGAGGTGCAGGTCCAGCAGCAGCTTCGGGATCTGGAGTTCCGGGCATCGGATCCCGTGACGGTGGTAATGGGGTGGGACCTGAACTGGTACTACCGCTTCACCAAGCTGATCGAGAAGCATCGCCCCAAGCTGGTGATCATCGACTCGATCACCGGCTGCAGCAGGGGTTCGGCGTTCGACGAAAACAAAAAAGAGTTTGCGAGCCCGATCTACTGGCTGGCGAACAACAACGGGCGGACCTTCCCCGCCTGCACGATCCTGCTGATCCACCACGCCAACAAGACCGGCGGCTTTAGGGGCTCCACCGCCATCCGTGACGCTGTGGATGAGGTGTGGGGGCTCAGGCGGCCTACGCCCCAGCAGGTGGCTCAGACAGGCTCCAACGCCCGTCTGATCACCGTTGAGAAGTCCAGGGCTGGGCGGGATGGCTCCAAGCTGCTGATGAAGCTGGAGAACGACCTGACGTTCTCGCTGATCGACTACGTGGAGGCTGATGGCGCTGAGTCCGGTCCCGCTTCCGTGGTGGATCGGGTGCTCCAGCGCGTCAGGGCTGTGTATCCCCGCTCTGTGACGCGGGCGGACCTTGCTTCCGATCCACTCTGTGGTGGAAGCGTCTCCGGGATCCGTAAGGCGCTCCAGCGTTTGGTCTCTAGGGGGTTGATTGCAGCAGTAGGTGTTCGCCCCAGTGATGGGGGTGGTTCACCCACTGCGATGTACCGCGCAGTTACCTCGCGTGAAAAGCCCCTAAATAGTTGTCCCACTGGGGAAGAATCCAGTCAGGGACTGGAAAGTACAGTGGGACAACCCTCGGACGTGTCCCACTGTGTCCCACTGCTCGGGGAGGATTCCAAGCCTGGCGATGGAGCAGTGGGACAACAGTGGGACAACCCGGACACGTGTCCCACTGCTCTTCCCAGTGATACCAACGGTTCTGCCCCAGTGGGACACGTTTTGCAGGTATCCCCAAGGGAAGAACGCTCGCCGGAGGAGCTGGCGCGGCTGATGGATGAAGCCGCTCGCATGTGGGATTAAATTTTCCCCACGGCAAAGGGAGGGGTTGCGGCCCCTCCCAATGCGTCGCCACTGCGGTGGCCGCATAGCCCCGTACCTACCGCCGGAGCCTGCTCCGGGAATACTATGTCTTCAGCACCAATCAAAGCCGGCACCTGGATCTGCGATCACGGCGACATCCGCGTCTCGCCTGACGGCCAGCCCAGCGTGTTCGACATGATCCGCGTTTTAGGGGGACAGAAGGCGCCTCAGACAGTCTGGTTGCGTCTCAAGGAGTCTCACCCTGAGGTAACTACAAAATGTAGTTACCTCCAGTTCCCTGGTCCTGGACAGCGTGATACGCCAGTAGCGAACACTAAAGAGGACGCCTACTACATCTTGGGTTTGCTACCTGGAGCAGTAGGTAAGCAGTACAGAGAAGACGCAGCTAAGTTATTTGTAACTTTTTTAGATAAGCCTGAAAAAGCAGTTTATTTAGCTGTAGATAGGCTCTCTGAAGAAGAACTTAGAAGGGTAGAAGCACGTCTTAAAGGTAAAAGAACACGTAAGTTTTTCACAGACGTGCTCCAGCAGCACGGCGTCGAACGCCAAGGGTACGGGCAATGCACAAACGCTGTCTACATCCCGCTTTTTGGGCGTAGTGCGGATATTCTAAAAACCGAAATAGCGCAGGAGTTTAACATTGAGCGCTCGAAAGTAAATCCCAGGGATTTCTTTGATGTGGAAGATCTTACTTACGTGGAGACCGCTGAGCGTGTTGCGGCTGGTCAGCTACGAAGGAAAAACATTCACGGCAATCATTCCGTGGCTAGGGAAGTACGAAATTCGACGGAATACACTAAGAAACTTCTTAATGGCGAGATAGATATTCCAGACGTACATTGATGATGCTCACGCAGCCGCTGGTCGTGCCTAACTTTTTCCTAGGGCTCATGCGGGTTGCCGCGTGGGTGTTTTGGAGGGATCCCGTGGCTAAGCCTGAACCGCCCCAGCCGAAGCGCCCCAGGAAGCCGATCCTGGGGTACACCGTTGGCGACATTCCCTATGAGTTGCTGGCGGTGGTGCGGGTCTCCTGGTATCGCAAGGGCATGGCCTACGAGATCGAGGAGTACCAGATTGAAGAGTCGGACGACGCGCAGGCCCAGTTCGCCTACATCGTTGGCACGGCCCTCAATCAAGGCGCGGACGTGTGCGTGCTGACCCAGTACGAGCCCGCTGCGCTGGGCGTACAGGAATAAGGGGTGGCCGGTGGCTGGTCCTCACGCGGTGCCAGCCTGTTACCCGCAGCCGGCCGCTACGGGACCGCCTAGTTCCTCCAAAAAAGGGACTAGGCGCAAAACCTAGCCAGCACCAGCCGCCTTATGCGAATGTAACGGAATGCGACAGCCCGGCCTTGACGCTGGGCTGTTTCTGTGTAACGCTAAGGGCACGCCCGGAGAGACGGGCGCTCTCATTACTGAATTACAAATGGAAACCTTTGATCTGAGATTTGACCGCGCCAACCTCTGTCCGTGGTACTTCGCTGTTGGCTGGGCACGGCTTCGTGTGCAGCAGAGCGTGCGCCAAGCACAGGAGTACGGCTGGAACAACAGCTACGAGGAGATCCAGCTCCAGCGTTTGATTGAGCTAGAGCAGTTCATCAAGATGACCTGGGATCAGGTGCTTGACGGCGATCTGCCCACCCAGACTGCTCAGGAGGTCAAGTGAAGGTACTGGACATTGAGGAGCTGCGATTTGAAGGCGACCATCTCGTTGTCGATGCCCTTGTTGATGACGCTGTTCTGGTCTATCCGCAGACACAGCTCGACCCGCCCGAGTGGGGGCCTGCCCTGTGCCGAGGCACCCTCTACTTTTCAGATGAAGACTTGATTCCAGCCACCGATGCAGGACTCCGGGCCATGCTCACCGAGCGCGTCGATGACTGGGCTCCACTCGACACGTCTGATTGGAACGACTGAAGCCCGCGAACTTCGTAACGCAAGCGATTACGACGACTGGGACTACGGCACCGAGCCAATCCCCGGTGACACGCACTGGGTCAAGATTCGCACCTTGACCCAGCTTTATCGCCACCTCATCTACGTGTTTGCCACCAGCGACACCATCAGTTCCACCAAGCTGGCCAACCTGGCTATCCACGAGATTCTCAAGTTGAGACTCACGGATCTCACCCGGTTGAGGCAGCAAGATCCCAACTTTTTCGCATGAGATTTCAATGACTGACGCAGCTTTCAATCTCCAGCAGCTGGAGAGTCGCCCAAACTGGTACGAGCACCTATCGGATGTGGAGCGCGCCATGCGCTCAGCGGCTGATGCTTGGGCAATCCGGAAGGACTATGGCTGGGAAGGTGATGACGGTGGGGAGTGGGGGCCGAATCCGCTTCGTCCCGGTGAAACCGTACTGGAGTTGGACTGGTACGACACTTTGGCGCTACCGTTCCCCGAGGAGTTCCAAGCATGTGACTCCTATGTGTACGAGCTGATGGACACCATCGGTAAGTACCAGCACGATCTAGCGCTTATGGCGCATATGGTCGCGCTTCGCGCTGCTGAATACCTTGGCAACGTGGGGCACGATGAGACCACCAAAATCCGGAGCCAGCTCCGTGACTCCTACATCGTCGAACTTGCTGATGACTGAAAATTCAATGGTGCCGTTTTACCGTTCCTATCTGCTGAACGGGCGGACGATTTATCTGGACAAGCTTTCCGAGCTTTCGGACTCGGAACTGCACCTTCTCAACGTGGACACCATGGCTGCGCTCCAAGAGGCGCGGCATGAGTACGAGGCTATTGAGAACAAGCAGTCCGAGGAAGCTGGTCCGGCTTACCGCAGGCTGAAGGTGGCTGGTTATTTCCAGGCCGCTATCAAGCTTGAAATGGAAAGCCCCTAGTTGACATAATCCGACTCTTCCCTACTACACTGCACACGTTCCAAACCAATGCACATGTACATCCTTTCGGAAGCCCAGTTCGATCAAATCATCAAGGCACTGGACAACGCTCGTTTTGCTCTTGATACCTGCCAGCACGTTGAGCTGGATCTGACTAACCCCAAGCAGACCATCGCTCTGCCGCCCACCGAAAAAGCTGTACGCACAAAAGCTGTACGCCAGTCTCAAAGTAAGACCCGTAAGTCCAGCCGCAAGGGCAAACGTGGGGTGTCGGTGCTGAATGATTCCAAGGTGTTGGAGATCAAGCGCCAGCTGGCTGCCGGTGGTAAGTCGGTGGCGAAGATTGCGAGCGAGTTTGGCGTTCATGCCACCACCGTGAACTGCATCAAGTGGGGCAAGACTTGGAAGCATGTGCAGCTCCAGCAGGAGACTGCTGAGGTTGCGGCGTGATCAAAGCTGTAAAGCATGGGCACGCCGCCAAGGGCTGGTCTCCTACGTACCGTTCTTGGATGAGTATGCGGGATAGGTGCCGCAACCCTAAGAATCCACGTTTTGCTCACTACGGGCAGAAGGGCGTTACTGTCTGTGCTCGCTGGAGTGACTTCCAGCTGTTTTTAGCCGATATGGGGGAACGTCCTGAGGGAACGACCTTGGGCCGGTTCAACGATTTGGGCAATTACGAGCCAGGTAACTGCGCATGGCAGACGGTGTTTGAGCAGGCAAAACGCGGGTCTTCCAATGGACGCGCATTACTTACCGAGGAACAAGTTTTGTGTGTGCGTGCGTTGTACGCTCCACATGCACGGAAAGGTTGCTCTTTGACGAACATGGCCAAGGACCTAAACGTTGGTTTTGCCGTTCTTGACAACATTGTTCGTCGAAAAACATGGAGGCACGTCTAATGGCCGTGCTCCCAGACATTGAGATCCTGTCGCTGGTGCGGCGGGATCTGGTGACGCCCTTTGATCCTGAGCTGGTGAATCCAGCGAGTCTCGATGTGAGACTCGGTGAGAACCTGTTGGTGGAGCTGCCGTCAACGCCCAAGATGGTGCCTTATTCCATTGCTGGGCACACGCAGGAAGAGCCGTTCATGCTCCATCCGCATGAGTTCGTGCTCGCGGAGACGTTGGAGGAGTTCCGGCTGCCCGACTGCATTGCTGGGCAGCTTGCCCTCAAGTCCAGTCGTGCCAGGGAGGGGATTGAGCATCTCCTTGCTGGGTATATCGACCCCGGATACTGTGGGAGGCTAACGCTGGAACTGCAGAATGCGCGGATGATGCACCCGGTCGCCTTGTGGCCTGGGATGCGGATTGCGCAGATTGTGTTCCACCGCATGTCGATGCTGCCGGCCAAGGACTACTCCATGACCGGGCGGTATCAAGGTGACAAAGCCGTTCAGGGTTCCAAGGGATGAGTGATTCAGTCAACCATCCCCCGCACTACACGGCGGGGAAGGTCGAGGTCATCGACGTGATCGAGGACTGGGTTAGGCCCGCTCCAAACGCTGTTGTTGGTGGCTTGCACTGGCAGGTCATCAAGTACATCAGCCGGGCTTGGCTGAAGAAAGATCCTTACGAGGATTTTTGTAAGGCCAGGTGGTATCTAACTCGCCTCATCAACACGTTGGCGACGGAGCCGTACCGGGAACAATGAGGCATTGGTGGCGGGTTGTCGCCAAAGCCCTCGGAGAGAAAGCGCACCAGCATGACCGGATTGCTGATCAGGTTGCACTGGTGCGTTTTTGTATCTTGGCGGCCTACATGATCACGAACATTTTTATTTGCGCAGGAGTTATTCGGCACTGGAATGGCTGACTATTGCACTCACACTTTCAGAAGAATTGTCACTACTTACAACTGGGCCAATGGTTCCAGCATCAGGACCTACAGGTTGAAGTGCAAATGCTGCGGGTTTACCTGGAGCGTTCACTACGACACCAAGCTCGAAAAGGAAGTCGAGGTGTCTCGCATGTCGGACAATCGACCGTTAAATCAGAAGCGTTTGACGCCAGCTGAAGTGCGCACGATTCTCATTGATCCCCGTAGTGGAGCAGAGTTGGCTGCATTGTTTGGTGTTAGTCAGCAAGCTGTAAACCAAGTGCGGACTGGTCGGGCGTATCGGCGGTTGTGGCCTGAACTGCCTCGAAAATTCTTAGAAGATCACTACAAAACACCAGCTGAAAAGGCGGAAAGTGCACGGACGAATTGTCGCAGTTGTATGCACTGGTGGCAGGGCAAGTGCGGGCTGGACGTTCCAGAGGCTGGCGGAACATTTGCTGAGGATTGTTCCTTCTATCAAGTTGATGACTAATGGCGATCACGATCAACTGCAGGCCGTGCCAGAAGTGCGGCAAACAAACCACCAATCCCGTGCTGTGTATGAAGTGTTATCGCTCCAGTGAGGCCGGGTTACTGGAGATTCGGATGGAGCGGATTCGGCAGAGTTACAAGCCCCAAGAGGATGGGGGACCATGCAGATGCTGCATACATTGGGAGAAGCGGTGCCTGCTGGGACTTCCCGAGGGTGGGACACTCGCGGCGGCTGAGTTGTGCTCGGCAAGGGAGCTTGACAGCCTGCTAGAGTAGTAGGGTACAAGTTGCCCTACCAGGCTTGGACTTTCTTCAAGGGATCGAGCACCTCCACACGCTCGACGATGAGAAGCTCATCGCTTTTGACTCGGAGACGACGCAGCTCCAGCCGAAAATTGGCGGGATGCGGTTACTGCAGTTGGGCGCTTCAGGCAAACCGCCTGTGGTGCTCGACTGTTTTGCGTTGGATGACAACGACTGGATTGAGGTCGAGGAGTTCTTCAACGTGGAGCGCACATGGGTGGCGCATAACGCGGTGTTTGATCTTGGCTGGCTGCAGGAGCAGGAGATTTATCCGGCAGGTCGGGTGCTATGCACCATGCTTGCCAGCAGGATTCTCACCAATGGGATGCCCAATGTGAAGCACGGGCTCCAGCACTTGGTAAAGCGTTACCTGCACGAGGATATTTCTAAGGAGGAGCAGAAGAGTGACTGGTCGGGCGATCTGACCCAGAGCCAGCTGGAGTACGCCGCGAAAGATGTGCTGGTGTTGCTCGATTTGTACGAGCAGATCCAGCAGCGGATGGCTACAGGCGGGCTTTATCCAGCGTGGTATTTGGAGTGCAATGCGCTTCCGGCGATGGCGCAGTTGTGGCGAACCGGGCTGCCATTTAACAAGGAATCGTTAGAGAAACTGATCGAAGATTTGGATATTGAGCACCACGAAGTCGGCGAAAAGTTCATTGAAGATTTTGACGCCGCTTTGCCGGAAGGGCACAAGTTATGCCGCGGGATTGACGGGAAGTTGTTGTACCAGACAAAGCCTGGTGCGAAGGGTAAGAAGGTAGATCCCAACGTTTTTAATCTCAACAGCCCGGCGCAGTTGCTAAAAAAATTCACGGCGTTGCTTGGTGAGGCGCCGATGGATGCGAAGAACGGCAAGCC